TTCCTAGCTCATTCAATATAGTAAATATTTTTTTTGACATCATACTTACTTCATCTACAATTAGTACTTTGACTGATTGCCAATTTTTTATGGTTCGATTGGATCGCAACGCGGATTCTATTATATTATGTGAATCACCGCGTGCTAATTTAATACCACTCCATGAATGTATAGTTCTCGCACCACAATTAAGTAATACTGACGCGCAACCTGTTAATGCGCATACTTGTACGTTCTTTTTGCTTTCTTTTGCGGAATTTATCAAATGTCGTATCAAAAATGTTTTTCCCGTCCCCCCCGGTCCAGTTATAAATAGATTTTCGCCCCGTTTGAATTTAGATAGAGCGTATTTTTGTTCGGATGAAAGATTGGATATATTCATTTATTTGTTGTATAGTATGTATTTCAACAATATAAAACGTTCAATTTTATATTGTTATCACTGTATATGTCTATGTTATTTTTTGAATGAAAAATATATATATAAACAATATAAAAATAGTAGTCGTATATAACCTATGTCCGAGTATAAAAATATGATAAACAATCTATCGAATGCTGTTAAAAGTACAAATGTAAAGACAGTAAGCATGTACGGTGGTTCGTTTTTAATTGCAATTCTATCGTTAGAATTTATAAGATTTAGTTACCATTATTTGCCGAACGCGGTCTTTTATTTTTTGTTGTCGTATTTATCGATGCGTGTTTATGAAACCATGAATGATAACTCTGTGACAGACAAATTTAATAATATAATGTATACATGTAGTTACGATATTATTGTTTTATACAGTAAAACACAAATAATATGCAAACAAATCAAAGAAAATTTAAACCTTTACACAAATTACGAAGAAAATATACAAAAAACCATATACAAGATATTAAATATCCCAAAAAAACCAACTAATACCTATACATTTGAATATATTAAAAATGGTGATGTTATAAACAAAACTGTTTCATTAAATAAACATTTGTTAAACGAAGACACGTATGATTTTATTATTTTATCGAATGAATCTACAAAACATAAAAAAATAATACAAAAAGAAGATGTGAATAGTCTGAATGATTGCATGGAAGTGGATGTTGATAGTATTGATATGATTCCTTCCGCTGTAAAATTCATGGTTTTTCAGTTATCCATTCCTTTTTTAAAGAAAGATGATGAAACTTTAGTAGATTTACATCTTTCAACATCAAACCACAATTTTTTGATAGATGGAAATAGAATCGACAAAAAATTTTTATTGCATTTTGTGAATCATTATTACTCAGATCAAATAATAAACATTAAACATCTGAATGGATGTCAGGTACGATTTATTGATAACGCGGTGAAAATGATTGATATGAATTTGGATGAACAATATATCCATTTATATGAAAATACATATGAAATTAAAAATATTGACACATTAGGTACAAGGAATAATTTTGTCGAAAATGAAGATGAATGTTTGTCACATACAAGCAGAGAAAAATCCATTGAATCGTCTATTGCATCGTCTATTGAATCTTCTAGCGACGAATAGTTCTTCGCTTTTTAGATTTTTTGCTTTTTGATTTAGTTTTTCTACCTCCTCGTTTTTGGGATTTTTTAGTAGATTTCTTAGTAGATGGTTTTGCATACTTTTCTAACCCCAAAGAAATATCATTGTATAATTCTTCAATTCTATTTGGTTGTAATATACCAGCATAAGCTTCATTGAACGCGTTTTTGTTTTCAGCAGAAACAAAACCTCTAATTTTTGTGGCAGACATGGCTCCTTCAGGTCTAGGTAACGCACGTATATCCAAGTTTGTAAAGTACTTATTTTTTAACCAATTAAAGTCTTTAGCACGATCTTCGCCAAGGATTAATAACATTTTACTATCATTATTAAGACGAGATATTTTTAATAATTCATATATATTTGACATAGGGAATCCTGTTTCTTTACAAATGATATGCGGTGTAATATTAGACATGTTAGACATGTTAGAAATCATTTCCAATATATACTCTTTTTTTCTATGACATGAAAGAGGATTTTTATCACCTTCCGATGGAGATAATAAAATTCCAATATTATTTAGATTATTGTCCACAGCCGATTTCATTAATACAGATATTAGTCCCATATGCCCGGAGGTAGGTGGGTTCATTCGTCCAATGGTAAAAACCATTTTATATTTTTCATCTTCACGTTCGTTGTGAATACTAGAAACCTTCAAATCTTTTTCATCACTATTGTGTGATTCAGATAGAAACATTTCCATACTTGATTTTGGTGCTGGTTGACTTGTGCTACGATGTTGAGTTCTATCTGTTATTCGACTAGTACGAGGTGATTCATCATGATATTTTTGAGTTGTACGTCTTACGCGACTACTACGAGGTGATACTGATTCAGGTTGATATTGTTGAGTTGTACGTCTTACGCGTCGGCTAGTACGAGGTGAAGTAGACTTGCTTAATGGTATTGATTCAAAATTATCTGAATTTACGCTTACGTTTTCCTCTCCACTACCCCTATCTCTCGATCTGCTTCTTTCCGTGCTTCTTCTTTGACTCATGTTATCTAATAAAAATGCTACTAATATATCCTATATATTTAGCATAGAATATATAATAATCGTAAATGATATAAAAAAAATTGATTAACTTTATATATAAATGGTAATTTCAAATACTACCATTAGCAATACAATGAAATCAGAACATCATAAACTTGGAGATAGTTGGACTTTATGGGCACATTTACCTCACGATACTGATTGGACACCTAAAAGTTATAAAAACATTTTTACTATGTCTTCTGTGGAAGAAGCAATTACAATAACAGAAACTCTTCCAGAAATATTGGTAAAAAATTGCATGTTGTTTATAATGCGTGAAGGAATTAAACCAATCTGGGAAGATGTCAAAAACAGAAATGGTGGATGTTTCTCCTATAAAGTAATCAACAAAAATGTTTATGATGTGTGGCGTGAATTTACTTATGCATTAGTTGGTAATACAATAAGTACAAACGAATCATTTGTTGCTAGTGTGAATGGAATTACTATTTCTCCTAAAAAAAACTTTTGTATTATAAAGATATGGATGTCCAATTGTACCTTTCAAAATCCAGACATCATTACAAATGAAGTAACAGGACTAGATTCACATGGATGTTTATTCAAAAAACATACACCGGAATATTAATATCAGAATTTAAGGCACTGGGAATGGGCGTTGATTATTTTCAACTACTAGTGGCTCTGGTACATAAGTAGGTTCATTTTCATACAAATTAGCAGATGATAATACTTTTAATTCTGGGGTTAAACATGGTGCTTTTGGTTCCACTAAATTGGTTGAATTTACGCCAAATAAAAAGGATTCAATATCAACAGCGTTATAAGATAATTTGTTCCATGGTATTTGAGCAGGGTTAAGCCCATTCCCTGGCAATTGTGTATTATATGCTTCACCATACCCAGAATTTTTATAAATAGTATATGTTCTACTGTTTGCGTTTGAAATTTCTTCTAAACAATAATTTCCTCTGGTATTTTTATTTCTTGTAGATGCCATTTATATATGTTTTGTATTTTGTACTTGGGACTATTATATAATAGATATAATTATAATTATTATATAATATTATTATTTTTTTACAATGAATGAACTTTTTACAGCGAACTATAAGAATTAACACTAGAATTTACATTCATTGAATAAACATTGTTATTACCATATGCCGAGCTGGTTTTATCGTTTTCAACAACAAAATCTTGGTCTCTTGTTAGTTCTCTCGAAGGAACACCACCACGAATCCAACCTTCTGATGCAACACCTTCTACACAATAAGATGGATTGTTCATTTTACTTTTAACATTTGGTACTAGTGGAACATTAACGTATTGATTGTAATAACTAAATTCACCTAAATTAGATACACTCTTTTTATTTGTACCATAATCACCTTGTTGGATTTGTGATTCCATAACTGGGTCAACACTACCTCTTCCTAAATATGGAACCGTAGCAAAAGGACGATGAAATAAATCCAATCTGCATTTTGGATGAGTTTGAATAGTACCAATCAATAATTTTGAATTATCGTTAATATTGCAACCACCTACTGCTACATTATATCCACCCTTGTAATTAACACATGGTTGAGATGTTGCTAACGAAATAGGATTTTTCATTGAACAATCGGCAGTGAAATAATTTTCTAGAGTATAATTACATGCTTCTAAACTTTGTATTGTGTTTTGATCGACACAACATGAATCATTGCCAATTCTTGACATATTATCAAAAACATAATTAGAGCTTGAATATGACATATATAATATGATGGATGATTATTTTAATTTATAGTAATATTATAATATAAATTAATAGAAAAATATTTAAAAATACATTTTATTATTTCAGTTGTAAATCTTCAAGGGTGTAAATTTCAGTTATTATCTATTGGGAAATGTAGAAGATATAGGGTTAATATAATTAGCTGGTGCATTATCTTGAACCCGTGCAATAGCGCCCTCAGGAGTATTTTCTTTTGCACTATATTTCATATCACTATATAACCACTGTGCAAATGCACCTTGGTCGTTTCCTACTCTTGTATTTGCTGTTGCATTAAATACACGATTTGATTGATCTAAATCAAAGTTATCATATAAATTATTAAATAATTGTTTATCAGAACATTTAATACCAGGATTCAACATTTGGACCATTTTTTTAACATTATTTCTAATATCACTCGATACAGAAGGATTAAAACTAGGAGACGCGGATGGTCTATCTGGATTGTCCATTATGTCAGTTAAAAGCATATTACCAAATGGGTTTGTTTTTGTACTTCGTTGATAATTGTCTTTTACAAAGTCTTTTAAAGGAATCCCATTTTCACTGTCGCAATTGATGTTGCCGTTGTTTGCGTTATCATCTTCATTTGTCGAATTTGCTGTATTAACATTAACCACTGGATTGTAATCATCAGACAATTCGAAACCCTCTTTATTATTTTTTTTATGCTTATACCAATTTTGATAATAAAATAAATAAATTACAATTAATGTAATAAATCCAACTACGACTATTTTCATAGATCTGGTTAAAATAAATCCTAAAATAGTTAAAAGTATAATTAATCTTGACATAGCATTTATCTTTCTTTCATAACACATTTGTTGGGTTGGCCATATCTCAAATATAGTATTTTTATCTAATAAAATAGTAGGATTATTCACCCATACATCAATATCAATTTCTTTTATAGTATTGTTATTATCATTAAAAACAACTCGGTTTCCTGACATTTTATATGTTTACTATTCTATTTATATTGTATAATAATATTTATATTTTACAATATTACTTATATTTTTTACTTATATTTTTTCTATTGTGTAGTGTGAAACATTCTAATTCTTCTTCTTTTTTTTCTTCTTTTTCTCTCCATTGGGTGTATTATTTGAATTGGATGATACTTGATTACTAAACATATTAAATAATTGTTCATCAGGTACAGGATTGAAGTTTTGAGTACGTGTATGAATATCTGCTTGTGTTTGTGCTTGTGCCTGTTGAGCTTGAGTCTTTTTAATTTCAGCTTTTTCTTTCATCTTTTCTCTCATTTGTGCTTGTTTCATGTTCTGATTTAATTTACTTTCCATTGCATTAAAATCGAATTTACCTCCACCCATTCCTTTTGACATGCCCATTTTTTTTAACATGGATTGAATGTCACCCATACCTGGCATATCTTTCATTCGATTGATAATATCACTTGCTTCAGACATTAATTCACTTTCCTTTATGCTTCCATTTTTGATTTTCTCGTCTAATTTACTTCCTACATTTTTTACTAATGACATTAATTTTGTCGGATTTTTCATCAATTTTTGAAAAACATCCTTTACATTTGATTCTGAATTCAAATCACCATCAGCACCCAAATTTAAATCAGAAGCTGTTTCTTGTGCAATTTCCATTGCAAGTTCACCTAATTTTCCAGTTAACATACCATTAATATGATCATGCAAATTTTCAGCACTAGGAAAATTCTTCATATTGATTCCTTCGCCGTTTTCACCTAGATCATCACCACCATCTTCACCATCTTCGCCATCTTCGGTATTAGCGGATTTATTATTTTCAAAAAATTCATACATCTTACTCATGGTTTCTTCCAATGTGTTTTTAAGATCGTTCTCTTCAACTGATTTAAACATTTTAATAGTTTCACCAAAAGCGTCACTATTATCCATGGTTCCAACAATCGCAAAAAGAATCAATTGCAAATATCTCCAAATAGTTTCACGAGTATTATCACTAATTTCACATTGCCACAAATTTCTAAAGTGAATGTTTGGTAAAAATTCGGTATCCAAATCAGAATTTTCAGAAAACATATCGGTGTTTTTATAGAGAATATCAAAAAAACGTGGCGGTATTTTCTTTAAACAGAATTCATACAAATATTGTACAGGACTTTCATATTTTGTATTTTGCCACCATTTATCAATAAAATGCGCATATTCAGGAAATGTAGTACGCAAATCATTGGATAAATCTTTTATTATTTTATTAAATTCTGTAGGGATAACATTTTTTTCTTTGGAATCGGTTGTTGAATCACTGGACATTTATTATATGTGTAATATAATAAATATTATTTAAATTGAACTAAAACTAATTATATATTTTTAATTTATTCTAGATTTTTAGTTTTTCTAGGTTTTTTAGTTTTTCTATACAACAAATTATTAAAAACCACCATTCATGTTACCATACAAGGTACATAATTTTGTTAAATTTTGTATATAACCCATTGATTTCTTTTTATTTTCTTCATTCATTTCTTTTACTGGGTTTCTTAATCGATCAATACCCATAATAATTTTTTTTGAATTAGGTGAATCCAATACATCTTGTGTATAATCTTTATTGATAAAATAATCAATATTACCTGATTCAATTTCTGATCTATATTTACCTACTACATACTCTGACCACACACGAATTGTTAGTTTTGGATTTATTTTTCTTATAGTAATAAAAGCATTTTTTGAAGCCAAAATATCATGATCTTCTGGAAAAACTCTTTCTATATCACTGACAAATTCCATAAAATGATCATTAAAGGCAGTTAATACAGTGGATGAATTCGACATAATATTATTTATATTAAGTCTATTTATTTATATATTTTTCCCTATTTATATATATTTATTTTTTGTAATTTTAAAAATGTTACATATAATATTACATCCTTCTTTGATTGCCATTACCATTAGCTGTTAAATTTTGATATTCCTGTTCTCTCTGTTGTTGTAATTGTTCCACTGTTAAGCCTTCTGGTACTTTACCTGCTTTTATACTCGATTCATCCGATGGTGTGTATATTGATTCTTTGTCCATATAATTGGTATGAACATAATTATGCATTTGTCTGACGCCACCATTCCCCTTTGCGGAGAGATCATCTGAATTCATATCCAAAAAACTATAATTATCCGACATGATACCAAATGCACTCGCACCACCACCTCCAAATGAAAATGCCATTGGTTCAATATTGTTGTTGGTTGCTTGTTTTACTGCAACTTCTTGTTTAGGTTTGAAATAATTTAATATTGATTCCCCGTATAATATTTCATAATTATTGTTTAGTAATAACAAAGCAGGAACTCTATTAACAGTATCCGGTAATATAATACGTTGTCCGTTTTCTAAAATAATATATGTTTTATTGTCCTCTTTTACTCTTTTGTCAATACATATAAAATGAATATCTTTACCTAAATTAGTTTTTGATAATGTTTGAATTATATTTTTTGAATGATTACAGAAATTGGAATAATATAATATACAACTCATTTGATATTATATTACGAATATTTTTTATATACTATTTTTAACTTTATTTTTATTATGTGTCTTATACATAAATAATAAAATTGAAATATTATATATTTATAACACAAATATAAATAGTAAGCTATAAATATAATATATCTCCAAATCAACAGACTATAAGCGAATATACATACAAACCAAAACCATGAATCCAAAAATTGATAATATTTCAGATAAAGGCAATACATTACAATTTACATTATCTGGTGTTAATGTAAGTTTAGCCAATGCATTACGTCGTACTATTTTATCCGATATTCCCATTGTTGTTTTCAAAACATCGCCTTATGAAGAAAATAAAGCAACAATATACGCTAACACCAGTAGACTAAACAATGAAATTTTGAAACAACGTTTAAGTTGTATTCCTATTCATATTCGCGATTTAAAAATCCCCCTTAAAAATTATTTATTAGAAGTAAAAGAAGAAAATAATACTGATACTGTTATGGTGGTAACAACAGAACATTTTAAAATTAAAAATTTACAAAGTGACAGTTACCTTTCTGAGAACGACGTTCGTGAGATTTTCCCAGCATCCGATCTCACTGGATATTTTATCGATTTTGTTAAATTAAGACCTAAAATTTCAGATGAGTTACCTGGTGAAAAAATCCATTTAACATGTGAATTTACAATTAGCAATGCAAAAGACGATGGAATGTTCAATTGTGTTTCTACATGTGCGTATGGATTTACACCGGATGATGTAAAGATAAAGGAAGAATTGGGTAAAAAACAACAAGGATGGAAAGATGCTGGATTGAACGCAGAAGAAATAGCATTTGAATCTAAAAATTGGCAGTTACTAGATGCTTTAAGGATTGTTAAAAAAGATAGCTTTGATTTTACAGTTGAAACCATCGGAATATACACCAACCAAGAAATTATCCAAAAAGCATGTGATATTCTAGTTGATAAATTAAATTCAATTGATATGCAAATTCATAGAGACGAATTGGAAATAAAACCATCCGATAATACCATGGAAAATTGTTTTGATGTTCGGTTAAACAACGAAGATTATACAATTGGAAAAACAATTGAATATTTTATGTATTCTGATTATTTTGAAGGGTTAAAAACGTTGAACTTTTGTGGTTTTAAGAAATTTCACCCTCATGATATAGATAGTATTATTCGCGTTGCATACATTGATCCAGTCGAAATATCAATGATTAAACAAAATATTGCCGAGTGTTTAAAAAATGCCATTGATGTTTTTACAAAAATAAAGAAGCTGGTTTAGATATGTGATTTGTGCTTATTACCCAACAACTAATTCACCATTTTTGTAATGATTATAAGTAGGTGTATATCCTTATCTATATTTTTTATTGCTCCTCGTCTTCTTCCTCTTTTTCCTCTTCTTCTTCCCACATTTCTTGCAAGTTTATCCAAGTAGAATCCATATAATCATCTAAATCACTTCCTATCCCGATACTATTGCGTAATTCTTCTAATTCTTTCATGTCATTTGGATAATCATATGTTTCATCTGAATCTATTTTTTCACCACCACCCCCATCACGATAATCATTTACATACATACATCTACCAAAAAAACAATTACCTGGTTCATCATAATATGCTGTCACTTCTATATCATGATTTTTATTCATTAAACGATAAACACCTGTCGGTGGCGACCATGCGGATTCAAATGATACATTGATAGTGTATTCATTATCATCAAAATCATTGATATCTACGTCTCTAGCACTCCATTTTGTATTCCACATATAACATGCTGTCTCATAATTCCATCCATCCGGATGTTCCTCTGGATCCAATCCTAGTGGTGCAAAAGTCTGAAACCACGTATCGCTTTTTATGGAACTCAATAGTTTTTCATATATTTCTTTCGACGGACAAACAAAAGAGGCCGAGTTCATACACCAGTTAGGCATTTAGTGAATTTTATTTTTTATTTACGTATATAAACATACTAGTATATTTTTATATACTTATTATATAATGTGTTGGAATGCAGCAGTTTCATTAAATACTTTTCTATTTAGTAGTTTTGCGCTATTACTTATTATCTATAATAATTCGTTCACAAAATATAAAATTAAAGAACTCAACAATAAATGGATTTATATTTTTTTTGCATCAATAATATTTATGCAACTAATAGAATTTTTTCTTTGGAGAAATATCAATAATAAATATTATAATAATTTATTTTCCATAGTCGGAATTTCTTTATTGGTTGTACAACCAATTGCAGGTATCATGATTATAAAAACTACTACTATACGTAACGTTCTTCTTTTTGTTTATTTATTATTAGCGATACCATATTCAATTTACCAATTCTCGACAAAAAAAATACACACTACCGTTAGTAAAAATGGATATTTAGATTGGTATTTTTTCGATAATTCATTTTTAGTCTTATTTATATGGTTTTTCTGTGTTTTTTTTAGTATAATTTATGAAAAAATATGGTCGTTGGTTATTTTTAGTATAATTGCATTGATTATTTGTTTTATAAAATATAGATACAGTGCTGGAAGTATGTGGTGTTGGGTTATTAACTCAATAATGATTTATTATATCACTTATTTATTAATATTCTTACCATTCTTAGAAAAAATGCAAATATGCTAATCATACATACATATCATAAACTGGTTTTTAGTTTTTGACCTTTTCACCTTTTGATCTTTTGTCTTTGGTCTTTGGTCTTTGTAATCAACGAATAAATTAACTTGGATGGATGCAAATTTTTAACATACTGTACCGTTTCTAATAAATTAACATTTCTTTTATTTGGTTTTAATTCTTTCAAATACATACTGTGTAAATTGTACATATGAGATTTATATTCTGCTGGGTAACTGCTTAGTGGTTTTGCTTTATTAATAAAACAATCAATATAATGAATCAATAGAATATTCGTAAACGATTGAATTTTTGTTTTAAACGATTCGACCTTGTTTTTGATTTCTAGATCATCCTGATTAAAACGAATAAATTGTTTCGTTGTATTTTGATTTGTAGCAATTAAATACTTGTATAATAATTTCGATTGTCTACCATGAATATTGTGAAGATGTTCATAATATGGATTTCTGATTTTACACCTTTCACCTGTTAAGGTGTTATAAATTACCAATCCCATAGTTGAATATGACATGTTTATATCATAACTATTTGTATAAAAATAATCATAAAGTTTATCGTATATATTGTCTTCTTTTAAATGAAATTGTTTTGGATATTTTATTTTGCATTCCTTAGGTAAAAACTGGGGTTTGTTTTTATTGAGAGGATGATCAAACAAATGATGCACTTTAACATAAATTTCTTCTTGTGTGTTATCATCTTCAACCATATTACACACGCTCGTGATATGATATACGTATAGTAAATACAATTGTGGCTTAACAATATCAAATACTATTTGATTTTTAGGATGTTGTAAAACAAAACTATAACAGTAGTTGTGATTAAAATCATTCAATGTTATTTTTATCTCTTTCAAAGCATCAAAAAACATATCACGAAACGTCGTTTTAGTAAAAGTGTTGGTGTTGTACCCACCTATAGAACTTTTAGTAGCAATTTCCCATTTACACTCATAAGAATCCCAAAATAATTGAATCATTGTACCTTCTACTAATTCTTCTACAATAATATTGTCGTTATATATAGGATTTTTTTCCATAAAATCTTCATAACTAATACATTTAGGCGGTGAAAATGATACAATTTTATTAAATGAATTTACAACGACTGATCGTATTAATCCCCTAGTTGAATACATCGTTTTTGGTAACTCTTTTTTATTGTATTTTATTATTTTATAGTTTTTTTCTTCTGTTTGTCTTGTATCATTGATGTTGATGTCACAAGGATCACTTGTTTTCTCTTCTGGGTATTGATCCAGTGGAGTATTATCACGTTGTATTACTGTATTAAAAATGCAGGTTTGTTCTTGTTCTCTCGAATTTAGGTATTTAACAAATTCAGGAATAGTATGTAATGCATATTTTGTATCAAATTTTTCAATTTCCATGTTTTATAATGCGATATGATGATATATGATATGATGTTATATGTATTTATTAGATAGATAACTTTATATTATTATTAATAATATTTATTACTATTATCTTTATTTACACATAGTACTAATAAAGATAATATAATATATTATAAATATAGGAAACACTATTTATAAAATATATACATGTCAAGCGACGAAAAAGAAAACGACCAATCATCTATTGGAATTGAACTACAATTAGGTGATATAATTCAAATTGTTATAAAAGAATCTGATTTCGAATCAGAATCACAAGCAAACAAAAATGAATATGAAAAATTAAACAACAGGATTTTTATGATTGATTACATTGATTCCAAAAAAATGACTATCATAAACGATGAAACACTTGATACTGTTATATTATCTATCGATGATGGTATTATTGCTAATGGTATAATACAAAACATTATTATTAAAGATCGTAACAAATATCCAGGATATGCGAGACAAAATGATCTATTGCCCGGACAATGGATTAACATTTATTTTGGTGGTGATGTTCCTGCAATTATTACTGGAGAAATTACAAATTTAGAAGAAGACATGATCGAGGTTAAAACATATCCTGAAAACTCCATAATATACATCAATTTTGATTATAAGGGTATTCCTGAAAATTTACCGATTGAAACAATCGAAATTCGAGAGAAGCCAAAATCCGCATCATCATTGGAAAAAGAGATTTCAGCAACCCAGGCTGTTCTCTCCAAGTCAATGACAGAATCTGAATCAGAAGAATCGAATAATGAAGAAAGCATTGAAAATGCTGAGAAGGTTCCTGATGATTATGAATTAGAAGAAGGAGAAATTTATGAGGACACCGATCTAGACCAAGAAATAATAATAAACATACCTAGCAATGAAATAAAACAACAATTACGTGAATTCATATTAAAAGCTGATGAAATTGTATTTGGAAACGAAGATCTTGGTAATGTAGTACAATATATAAATATTGATGAATCTAGACAACGATATAGTATAGAAACACAGACAAACGAATTATTGGATGAGATGATTTCTTCTATACCAAACAAGGATCGAACTACACGAGTTTTAAATAATATTCACGTAATGATCGAACGTTTTAAACAGTTGAGAAATACTTTTTCAACATTTGATGAAAATAATAATGTAAACGGAATGAAGTTTAAAGAAGCCAATTGGAAACCACTTGTAGAAAATTTGTTTCATCTAAAAAAATCGCTTTATTGGATTTTACCTGTTGTCAAAAATATGAAAAAAATGTATAATATTGATGAAGCCAATAACAATATAAATGATTATCCTGATATTGTTTCACTTTCATTGTCAGAAAATATGTCAGATTTTGAAAAAATATTTAATAATTATAAATCAGATGATACACCGGTTGAAATAAATAAATATGTAACTATGATGAAAGAAATGAATCCATATATGACACCATTTCAGAATAATACAACGAATAGAGAAAATCAAGAAATTTCGATCAATCAATATTTGAATAAAGATTATATATACAACACAAACGTAAATGATAACTTTGAAGCATTAATAGACAATTTAAGTGATTTTTATTCCTCTGTTTTAAATAGTAATTTAATAAAGTCAAAACGTTTTGTTATAGGCAAGTACAATTTAGGTGTTAATAAATTGGATACGGTGTCTTATGTTGGCAATAAAACAAAAACACAATTGGTTAATTTGACAAAACCAGATTCCATGAATATTAAATCGATTATAATGTTACCTAAAGATGCTGTTGTATTTTCATGTATTCAATTACCAGGTACTAATATAATGAAAAGGGCAAACTTAAATAATACATTTTTGAATTATTGGCAATTATTAAATAGAAACACCTACATTGAAAATCAATTTGTTGACAATGAAAGCTTAAAAGCGGATAAACGTAACAGTGATTTATATGATCAAGATCAACCTCAACCTCAAATTCAATCTCAACCTCACTCCCCAGAAGAAAAACAACACAACTTTTTAAAAAAACCAATGAATTATATTTTAGATATAGATATTGAAAATTTTATAAATGACAATAAGGAACAAGTAAATGCAGAGAATGATGAAATCGAATCCACTTTCGAATCCAATACCAATTTAATCAATATGCAAAATAAAATTAATAATATATCCGTTGAATATGAAAAACTATACTATGATTTTTTACGTGCAATTATACCCAAAACACGATCATTGTTTTATATGATGCAAAAAGATATACACAATAAATTTACGTTTAAAGATGTAATTGACTATTTTGAACCATTTCTAATTTATCAAGATGATATAACTTTTCTACAATATAACGCAATTGTTAAATTCATTAATTATAAAATCACCGAATTCAACAAAAGTTATGCAGAAAAATATCGATATTTTCAAAATATTAAAAATATGAATTTTATCAGAAAACCTACAACGAATATCAACAAAATGTATAATTTATTGAATTCTATTACATATTCTATGAGGTATAACGATATAATTGACAAAGAGGAAGAAAAAGACGAGGTTCGTAACATGGGTCTAGAGAGAAGTATGAATGTTAAAGATATTATTATTGAAAAATATCACATTTATTATCCAACACAATCACAATCACAATCCCAAAACTATAACGACAATATTAGTAAACAAACAGCGTTGGATTCCGTCGAAATTTTAAACAAAATAAATGCTATGGACAACGGTCGTTTATTTAATAGCGGTATTAGTTTGAATAATTTACCTCTCATGTTTTCAGATAATTTGAATTCTTTTTTCGAAAATGAAAATACAGAAGTAAAAAATGATAAACAATTTATGGAATCGCGATTAGGTGATAAATGTAAAAATTATATAATTGCAAAACAATATCAAAATATTAATGAATTAAATGATGACAATTATACCAACAGTGAAAGTAGTGAAACTAGTGAATCCAGTAAAAACCAAAAGACAATTTATTTTGATAAAAAGTTCGATACAACAAACTACTCATTATTGAATCAATATGAAAAAGAAATGAATAAGATGGATTCAGATGAATTCATCCCTTTTTTAATTGAAAAATTGCAAAAGTCGGAGAAACTTTCGAGAGAAGACACTGTTGATTTGGTAGAAACGTTGATAACAGGAATGAAAGAAATAAAAGACGGACATTATGCAATGTTATATGATATTGCGAATAATATCATTCATTATTATGTTCGAAAAAATGGCAATTGGATATTAGATGAAAATATCGAGAATGATGGTTTGAATTCATTTAATAACCAGAATATGTTATGCAATTTACAAAAAGATTGTATATCAATTACTAACAATACTATTGCTAGTGGTATGGAATGCAAATCGGATGATTATAATAAAGCAGTCTTGACTGAAAACGTATTGAAAACTATCATGAATGAATTTGACAAGCAATATTATCAATCAAAAGAGGAATTGGAAAACAAAATTAAATCTGTTTTTGAATACTACACAAGTATTTTTGAGAAAAGTGAAAAGATAAAAAATCAAAAGGTTGTCAAATACAATAATCAACAATACTTGTTAGGGTTGGAAGAATTAAAAAGAAATGATATAAATGTGGGTGAGAATGACACTTCGATTGATGCAAATCCTTATGTATGTCCTTATAGTAAATTAAGAGATATGATACTGGGTCAATCTGATTTTGTCAAAAAACAAAATGACATCATTCGCTTTACTCTAATGTTTACGAGAGAAAACATGAAAGATACCACTGTGGGACCATTAGGTGAAATAGAATCCATACATTGGCGTTATTGTGTAAAAACAAACGTTAAGGTGTTACCCTCTTTTTTATATACACTAGCATGTGTTTTCATAAATGACAATGATAATTATAATGAAAAAGTAGAATATATTATAAAGGATATAGGTGCGTTGAGTGATGACGGTGATGCCTGGGTGGATAAACACAGTGGTTATGTTATAAAAAACATAAATTTTGATGCGGAAGAAGGTTATGAAGGTGGTGTTAAGATAAAATCGAGAGAAATTATGGCAATAGAAACCGCATCTGGTATAGCATCCGTTGTTAGCGCTGAAAAGGGCAGAGTTAAACAATTAGAAGAAGAAGTAAAACAAAAAATAACAAAAAATTTGTCCCCTGAAAATAGGATCGTCATGAATATTGTAAACACATTATCAGATTCGTGTATGGTCGATATCTCTCAACAACATGAATTTATAATGAAAATGGTAAGTGAAGCTTTATTAAAATCACTACCTAAAGAATCAGATTATAATAACGAAGTAAAAGAAATGGCAAACAAGGGAAAAACAATCCCACCATATAAAACCATATATAACTCTACTATTTTATATGTGACAATGGGAATGTTTTTGATTGCTGTCCAAACTCATATGCCATCTATCAAAACAAAAAAAACATTTCCTGGATGTGTGCGTTCATTTCAGGGATTTCCTATCGACGGAGATTCTAATGGTGATTTTTCATCGGTTGAATATATTGCATGCATAGGTTATACCATTCGCTCGTCAGTAGATCCATGGTCAGCTTTGCAAAAACAAAAAAGGGAAACAATTACAAATCGTTTGAAAGATACTATACAAAAAATATTGTTATCATTGCCTGATGTTGATCGTAAAATAAAAGATAAATTGGATTATAATATTGCTAGGGAAACACGTCGCGGTACAGGTTCAAACCATGATGAAGAGGATTATGAAAATGAACATGATATTAAAACATGGACATCTTTTTTACCTCCACTAGTAAATTTTAAACTAGGTAGATTATCTAATATCACAACCGAGTTTAAAAGTTCTTTGTTGAGTTCATTAAAAACAGGTGGTAGTAACCAGAGAGAAAAGATTTTGGTAGTAGAATCAAAAATAATCGAGTTTTCTCTCGCAATACAAGAAAAAATCCAACAAATTATCAACAAAAAGAAGTTGTTATTAACAAACATGGCGAATGAACCTTTTGTAGAAAATGCTTGTTGCAATGAGAGTGATATTTTTAGTACAATTCGATATTTTGAAAAGGAAAGTAATGGAGAGATAGTAAATCATAATAAAATAGTCGAAGAATTATCCAATATATTAATTGATATAAATGCTATAACAAAATCTCCATATATAGTCAGCAAAGAAAACACAAAAAATCAATATCCTGTAATATCAAATGAGTTTGATGAAGAAACCATTTATCGTGCGTTTATTGTTTACTGCAAGTTCAATAGTTTAATACCTACTAGCGAAGAACTAATTAGTATTTGTAACGAAAAACCAAAAAATATATCCAACAAAGATTCTTACAATGAAATTATTTTAAAGTTAAAGAAAGATGGGAGAAATTATACCCATGAATCTTTATTGCGATTACTTCAATTGGTCAATAGAAAAAACATTGTTGACATTGAAATGAACAACACGCCTGTTAATTCTACGCAAATGATGCAAAACGTGTTAGAACATTTCGATTTTGAAAAGGAAGAGGTAGTGTATCCATCTTTACAGAAATTATTAGTAGAATCGTTGGATACAACCGTTATCATTAAGAACAAATCTCGAGATGAAATGGAGGATTCAAAAGAAGTAAGAGCATTAAAAAATCATCTAAGCAGAACCAATGATGCTATGAAAAAAGATATAACTGAATTTATAAAAAAAAATTATAAATTAACTGGAATAAAGCAAAAAGAAATCGACACTTTTTTAAATGAATTGTTTAAATGGGGATGTGACGATGAGATGGAAGAACAACGTAAAAATGATTGCATGAATAAAATGGTTCAATTTATAAAAACATATATTCAAAATTTTGCCAATGTTTTTCCAAATATTATATTAAATACGGTTGATTATGAAAAAATAATTATTCCAAAATATTTAGGATTGTCTATAACTCACGTCTATGATATTAAAAATATTATAAAAAATTACTATGAAAAACTACGCCCATATTATAAAAATTTGTCTGTTTCCAGTGTATTGTATAATGTTCAATATAAAACAAAGAATTTGCTCTTGTTAATCAACGAAATCCCTTTTTTAACTGCGTCATCAAATAATAACAGCATATTTGATGTGCGTTTAACAAAACTATTATTGAAACAGTTTTTATTGATTTTGTTTATGGAATATGTAAATTTAGCAAATAATGAGAGCATGTTATTTGGGGTTGATATTCAAGATCAACAATCAAAAAAAAACGTCACAAGTAGAACACCAAGTAAAACAACAAAAAAAACTAGTAGAAAAGGACGCAAATCGCAATTAACAATAGAAGATCCAGATCGAGATTTTTCAATTGAAGATGTTTTTACGGTAGAAAATTTAGAGGAGAGAGAACAATTCATTGGATTAGAAGATGATGTATTTGAAAATGAATATATTCGGGGACCAGGAGAACTTAAAAAATTACAAACAAATATTGCCAATTTACTATTACAATATATGACTATCATGCGTGATCATAAAGATATTATTGATTTATCATATGATAAAATAATGGACAAGGTATTTAAAATAAAAGAGCGTGAAAAAGACACTTTTACAGATCGATTAAAATCCAAAACGAAAGAAGAGAGAAATGTAGATACCATCATGAAGATTAATAAACTAGGTGAATGGGGTAAAGGGTTACAAAAAGGTCTTACTACTTATATTAAAGAAAATTATGATGATGAGAGAGATATTATGATGAATATAGCATCTATTGAAAGAGTTGTTCGAAAAGATCCAAATGTAACAGATGAAAATATAGATCAATATATGGATGATTATTTATACAATCAAAATATGGATTTAGAAACTGAACGAGAAGCGTATGATATGACAAACCAAATAGATGATTATAATGACGGTAATTTTGAAGGAGAAGAAGTAGAAAATTGGGACGAATATGATTCGTAGATCTAAATACGTCAATACAGAAATAAAATATATAATTTATTATATATATATTCTATTTATAAATATACATAATATATACATAATATATACATATAATAAGCAAAACAGTAACAAAAATATAATATATTATATAAAACATAAGATCATCGTAAATGAATCATATAAATCAAATAAATATTTTTATTAGTAATCATGTAACAGTTGTTTCAATTGTTCTGTTCATCATTATTTTTTATTTAATTAAAATTATGAAACCAGCGTTTTTATTTAAACCAGATGGTAGTATGCGTGAATTTGGAATTGGTTATAAAAATAAAACAATTTTACCCTTGTGGCTTGTTGCCATTCTATTATCTATGTTATGCTATTTAGGAGTATTGTATTATGTAACTTATTTTTAGGGTTAGGGTTAGGGTTAGGGTTAGGGTTAGGGTTAGGGTTAGGGTTAGGGTTAGGGTTAGGGTTAGGGTTAGGGTTAGGGTTAGGGAATATACTAAATATATATTGTATGGGTTGTGATATGGTGTATAATATTATGAGTATTATGAAATTGTTTGAACTCTTTGTTGTGCTTGTGCCAATGCTTGGTCTTGTTGTTGTGTTGTTAATGCAGTATTTAAATTCGATTGAATTTGTGTCACACTCTTTACACATCCGCGATTATTAATATTATATTTTAATATTGTAGATAACAATAATCCAGTGTAAATATACCACATGGCTTCACCAATATTATCTCGGTATATTACTAAATTTAACATTTGTTGTTTTAAATCACCATATTTTTGTAATACCTGAAATTGCGCACCATTATCTATATTTAAAGTTGGATCACCACCAACCATCATTTTTTGCATACACGCTTTTACATACCTTTTTGTACCTCCTACCATTGTTACTGGTGTTTCTACAATTGCAGGAGTAGATTGAGATGGAACTAACGGTGTATAGGATTCTTCTGCGATTATATTATTACCGGTTGTCGAATCTCTCGATTTCTTTAAATAATCCGAGAAACTGCTAATATCGGCTAACAGATAACAATATTTATCTTGTTCATTATTTAATGATGCATATTGTGGTTTCATTAAAGGTCGCAATGTATCCCAATATTCATTAAAATTAACGGGTGTTATTTTATTGATTAAAAGTGATAAATTACTGAATATTTCTGCGATTAAATTGGTCGATTCTCTCTGTATTTCATTTTCTAGTTTATTTAGTTTTTCTACATTGGTATCTGTTGATGGTATACTTGGTGGTTCATCCATATTTTCATTTACTATTGTTTCTGTTTCTCCCTTCATGCTATTACTATGATTTAATAACTCTAATAAAATCTCATTTGCTCTTGTTGATATAGAATAATATCCAACAACATCAGAAAATGCATTTTTAAAATTAGGAAATGAAATCAATAAAATGATAATAACGCCAAAAATTAATATCCACGGAATAAATGTTATTAAGGCAGTATATCCCAGATTTTGTTTAATTGAACCACCACACATATTCATAATAACAATGACATTTGTAATTAATTGTGATAATAGCGTTATTCCAAAATACAATAATAAACTCATATTAACAGAATTATAATATGATTCTATACCCGCATCACTAGAATAATCTTGTAATGTCGCTTTACCACGTATTTTCGTAAAATAAATACCAGTAAAAATTAAAAAAATAATAAAATTAACTACTGAATTATCCATAATGTTTGTATTGTATTTTTATTGAATATTGGATTGAATAGAAGTATGTTTTGTTTATAGATAATATGTATAAATTAATTTACTAATATAACTTATTATAATAATACAATAAAAATATATTTTTTGCATTCACAACTAAAACTAAAACTAAAAGTCAATGTTTTATGATAATTATATTTCATCTAAACCTTTATTAGTTGAACCCGGTGTAAAACAGTTCTTACATGAAACTTTAAAACAATGTAGAGAATACAAAAATAAATATTACAATATTATGTTTAATGTAGGTGTATCTTTGGGACTTATCATTATTTTAGCATTAATTTTATTATATAAATACAAGGGAAAATTGACTCCATCTGAAAAATTAAAACGTGATCAAGAGAAGCAACAATATATTTTATCTAAAATCAAGAATTTTCAAAATGCAAAACGCATCGCACACCAAGAATTAATCACTGGATTACCTGGGTGGGAGAATGATTATGATATTATTCAACGAAAAATTTACATTTAGTGTAATACAATAAAATAAATATATAGTTTATATATAGTTTATATTATCAATGGCTACATCATCGGATACATCATCGGATACATCAGTAATCAAAACTACAAATAACTCTGAAAAAAAAGAATTTAATGATGCAGTGTTTATGTTTTATAAACTTAAAGGTCAATATGAATATTTCATTAATCTGGAAAAAAAAACAATCATTAAAAGCAAAGCATTGAGTTGGAGAGAAAAAAGACGTATATTTAAACGTTATAAACCAAAATGTATCAATTGCAAACGAGCAGTCGGTACTGTTTTTTCAGTAGGGAAAAATTCATCCAATTCAATTGAAAATGAGAGTAGCGAGGATGTTAGATTTTTAAGAGCATATTGTGGTGACAGATTAAATCCGTGTCCATTAAATATAGAAATTACAAGTAATATATTTAATACCAAACAATATTTACATGAAGAAGAGACGAATTTGATGAATGATAAAACAGAAGTCATTAAATACAAAAACGACCTGCTGTTTGGATATTTATCAGAAAATGAGGTCGTAGATAAATTTGAAGAATTAAAGGAAAACATAAAATCAGAAACATCCGATTATGAATTTTTATTAAGTCAATATAATGAAGTTGTCAACAACAATGAAAAGGTTAAGAAAATTAATAAAAACACCAAAGAAATATATGAACTGATTGATAAATTACGCAATACAATGGATAAATATGAAAAAACGGATAATATACGTTATGTGGATGATGCGGTTACACTTTATGTGAATGAGTTGACACCTAAAATTAAGCAAAACAACCAATTAAAATACAAAGTAGAATATGTTGAATTCAATGAATATGATGATACATACAATTTGATACAACTTCCACATACAGTAGAAGACATGGAAGCAAGTGTAGATAATAAAGTAGTCAATTTAGTAACTGGATTAGCAAAATTCAGGAAATAATATAGAAAATAGAATAGAAAAATAAAAACGTTTTTTATATTATTATCATTATTATATCTTTTGTTATAGTAAAGATAGATAGATAGAAAAGATAGATAGATACGATGTTTTTCAATAAAATTTCTATACCCGTATTTTTAATTAGTTTATTTATAGGGATATTTTTTGTTTATATATTTGGTAGTGATAGAAAAGTAATTTATGTATATCCAACCCCCGATAATATTAACCGAATTTTATATAAAGACAAAGCGGATAATTGTTTCTCATTGGAATCAAAGGAAATCAAATGTCCAACTGATAGTTCCAAAATAACCACTATACCTATTCAAAAATAATATATTGTAGTAACATCCAATTTGTAAATTTACAATATTGTAGTAATATATATTGTTTTGAATATATAATATCATATAAAATACCAAAAACATGTATTTATCAAAACTTTTTCACACAAAAACAGGCAAAATAGTTCTCTCCATAGTATTGGGTTTAGGATTAGCAACTTTATTTAGAACTGTTTGTAAAGATAAAAATTGTATTGTATTTCATGCACCACCATTAGAGGAAATACAAGGTAAGACATATAAATATGATAACAAATGTTATCAATATACTCCAAAGTCAGCAAAATGTGATGCTTCAAAAACGATTGTTCCTTTTCCATAACTAAATATTTGGATACTATTACATTTTTTTATAATTCAAATGTCGAATTTATATATTTATAATTTATAATATATAATGAAACCAAAAATATATTGTAACACAGCTTTATTAGTCATGTCTTTATTAGTCATGTTTTTTGTAATTGTATATTATTTGTATAAAATATCGAGAAATAATCCTATATATGCTATTGCTGTATTTAATGATAGGGTTAACGGATATGTTAAATTTAGTGAAGATTTAACTAATAATATGGTAAAAATAGATTTACATCTTACAGGATTGACTCCAAATTCTTTACATGGTTTTCATGTTCATGAAGCAGGAGATTTAAGTGATAAATGTACTAGTATGTGTGCTCATTTTAATCCGTATGGTAATACTCATGGATGTCCTGGTATGAGCAAAAGACATGTCGGTGATTTAGGTAATATAAAAACAAATGATAAAGGTAACTCAATATATACGTTTTATGATAATGTTATTAAACTTAGAGGTAATAAGTGTAATATTATTGGTAGGGGTTTGATTATTCACGAAGATGAAGACGATTGTGGAAAAGGTGAAAATGCCGAAAGTTTAAAAACCGGCAATGCAGGTAAAAGAATTGCGTGTGCTGTTATTGGTTATTCAAAAGAAAATTATACATAATTTTATTATGTTAACTTTTTTGAATTAGAAAATCGAAAACATGGTAATAATATTTTTATTCTTTTTAGAGATAAATGCTCGTATTGATATAACAGGTCATGCTATCAGTGATTTACATAATAAGAGAAAAATATACTTTAGAGTTATGCGTAAATTATACTAATCAATCATTCTATGTAAATATATATTATGAATAATTCTACAACTAGTATTTCTGATTTACCATCTGATCCGACCGGGGGTGGGTTAAACGGTAATATATCAATGACAATTCAAGAAAACAATCAACAAATGCAATCACAAATGCTACCTCCGTCACAACAACAGCAAGAGCAACAACCACAACAAGCGAATCTACCACAAGGTAATGGCAACAATTTTTCATTAGATCAAACTACTATCAATCAAATTGTCAATGGATTACAAAAAGCTAGTGTCAATGGTTTAACACAACTTCCATCGAGAGATATTCCGCGAACAACAGAAACAATTACCAACGACGCACATATTCAACCCAATTTTATACCACAACCAAATCCCGCTCAAATGCAAGAAGATTATATTCAAAAAATGCAACAAATGAATCAATCAACGGATGAAATAATTGAAGAACATAATAAAAAGGCTAATTTTTCTAATTCATTGGATAATTTATATGATGAAATTCAAACACCGTTGTTATTAGCCATTTTGTTTTTTATTTTCCAATTGCCTATATTCAAAAAATATCTGTTTTTGTATGTGCCTTTTTTGTTTTTCAATGACGGTAATTACAACTTAAAAGGTTATTTAATCATAAGTGTTTTGTTTGGATGTATCTACTATTTTTGCAACAAGCTACTAAACATTGTGAGTTTTTAGACCTATTTATGAAAATGGTGTTTCATGTATTTTCGAAGGTTAAAGTAAGTTAGTTCGACATCATCATTTATGTTGAGAAGATTTTTAAGCTTTTCGTCTGGATTGATTATACGTCCATTATACGGAGATTGAAGATGATGAATTCTGATGTATGTGTTAAGTTCCCTGCTAACATCAGTACGGGTAATTTTAGTTCCAAGAGGTTTGCCTAAAAACATAGCAAGTTGATCACTAATAAGAGTTGGTTTTACGAATCTCAGAAATATTTTTTTTAGGAGAAGAAGAAGAATATGAAAAAGAATAAGGAG